CTTTAAATTATTTTAATCGTATTAAATAATATTTAGTTGTTAAATAATTATCAAATGAATTTAAAAGAAAAAATGGCTTTAAAATTTAATATCCACCCAATTTAATTGAGGATATGCCCATTATATATTTAGTTTTTTATATTAAAATTATTAAATTATTATATAACAAAAAAGACAACAAAAAGACACATTAATTTGTCAAAAAACAACAAAAAGAACAACATTATATATATTATATAAATAGAAAACAAGTGTATATAATGATAAATAGTATGTATGTGTTCTTTTATGTGTTCTTTTACTAAAAAAAGAGGAGAGGGGGAGATAAATATTCTAAAAAAATTTGCTAATAATTAATTCATTGATTATATTTTTTTTATATCATTTCAATATATCAATATATACAACTTTTATCCCGCTAATTTTATATATTTATTTAATTTTCAAATTTGCTTTTGGTGTATTCAAATATTTAGAATCTTTAATTTCTCTAATTTATTTATTAACAATATATCGAATACATTATATAGTAGATTTAATTTTTATTATTACTTATTTACTAATATTAAATATTTATAAAAATATATTTTTATTATAAACTTTTTAATTTTATACATCTCTATACACTCTTCTAGACACTCTTCTAGACACTCTTCTAGACACTCTTCTAGACACTCTTCTAGACTATACATCTTCTAGAATAACTAAAAAATTGAAAAACATTACATTGATAATAATTTATAAAAACAATTTATAATAATTTATAATAATTTATATTACTGTAAAAACAAAATATAAAATATATTCAACAACAATAACTAATAGATATAACTAATAGATATAGCTAATTGATATAATAAAATGTCTTCATACAAGCCCCGTAAAAACGACCTCATTTCACAATCCACATCTGAACCAATAGAATTCTTAGCATTAGATTGGTATGAATGTGATTTATTATCTGATGCCCAGATAGAAAAGAAAAGTAATTATTTGAATCAAGAGCATAATAAGACATATACAATTTTCATCTTTGGTGTAACTGCAAAGGGACATAGTATTTGCTTACGAGTTAAAAATTATTTACCTTATTTCTATGTGCAACTTCCAGATGATTTTACACAAGAACAAAAGCAAGATTTTCTAAGTAGTTTTGATTCATCAACTATAGAAGATTATGATGAAGATGATTTAGAAAAATATACCGAAGCCATTGCAAATAAAAATTATAAATATACAGAAGAATTTAAGCGTCGAAGCCGATATTATGTTGATGCAGTAAATCCAGAGCCTACAAAATCCATGATAGTCCAGAAGAAAATATTTTGGACTTTTATGAATGAACAGGAATTTGATTTTGCAAAAATAGTCTTCAAAAGCAAAGCAGGATACAAATTTATAGAAAAAACATTTAAATCCGCAATCAAATTGCCAATTAAAGATAAACATACCACACCTATTAAATATAATTTATTTGAAAGTGATTTAGAACCCCAATTGCGGTTTTTGCACGATAAGAAAATAAAACCATCAAGTTGGGTTAAAATTGCAGCACACAAATTCAAGTTGGAAACTAAACAGTCTAAAACCCAAATAAATATTTCGTGTGATTGGAATGAATTACAACCTTTAGAGAAAGCGGAGATTCCACCATTATTAATTGCTTCTTTTGATATTGAAGCCGATTCTAGCCATGGAGATTTTCCAATTCCACGCAAAGATTGTAAGAAGTTAGCAAATCAGTTAGTAATTGCGTGGATTCGCGACCAACGGACTATCGAGAAAAAAACATATGAACAAATATTACCTAAAGCAATAAATACTCAATCAAATGATGCAAAATTTAATATTCCTGATGAACTAATTTATACTGATAAGAAGAATGTTGAATATGATAATACAATATTACCTAAATTGCAAGCCCATTTGACCCAGTTGCAAAACGCATTACAACAAAAACAGGAAGAATTATATACCCAAGCTAATCAAACTACAGAATCAGTAATATTGCAACCTACTAAGGAAATTTTATATTTGCGAGAAGTAATAAAATATATAACTGCAAAGAATAATATAGCCCAGCAAGCAAAATATTATGATTGTTGTATTAAACAAGCCCTAGGATATAACAATTCGCAAGCTCAAGAAAATATGCGGGGCTCGCAAGCTCAAGAAAATATGCGGGGCTCGCAAGCTCAAGAAAATATGCGGGGCTCGCAAGCTCAAGAAAATATGCGGGGCTCGGGCTCGCAAGCTCGAGATATTGATTTATTATACCTAAAACGTCCTCTAAAGGCTAAAATGTTTTTAAAGACACCAGAATATATTCAGATGCTAGATAAGATTTATAATATTTGTAATCGTCCTATCCGGAAAGTAAAAGCGAATACTATTATGAAAAAAGCCCAACAGGAAGTAAGTGCAATTGAAACTGCAAAAATAAATAAATCTAGCCGTTTTAATCTAGATGACCTAATTAAAATAATTATTGATGTTGCTCGAAAATATAAGATATCAGAACGTGATTTACAAGATAAAATAATTACTAAAGATACTATGGTGCGTTTTGTGAATAATGAACTTAATCGTGCATTTGGTTTTGCTAAGGGCGACCAAGTAATTCAAATTGGAACAGTATTCTGGCGTTATGGTGAATCGCAAGGCTGCCATAATAATATTATTACTTTAAAAAGTTGTGCCCCGTTCACAGTCGGTGGAAACCCGTGTGAGATAATATCTAGAGAACAAGAACGAGATGTATTACAAGAATGGGCAAAACTAATTGATGAGCATGACCCTGATATTATAATTGGATATAATACATTTGGTTTTGATGAATCATTTATGTATGACCGAATAACAGATATTTCCCTACCTGATGTTGAACGTCTTAACCTTACGAAAGAAGATTTGAAAGCATTGGAAACTAATCTCACTTATCAGAAATTTATTAATCTTGGGCGATTTGATTCGGAAATAGTGAAAAAAGTTCCTGATACTAAAGGAGGTATAATTAATAAGAAGTTATCTAGCAGTGCATTAGGAGATAATTTTATGTATTATTTTAATATGCCTGGGCGGGTGCAAATTGACTTGCTCAAAGTATGTCAGGCTTCTCTAACTAAATTGCCGTCTTATAAATTGGATAGTGTGTCGGAATTCTATATTTCGGGGAAGATAAAGGATATCATTACTGATGAAATGCATTCTGAGGAATCTTGTATTATTAAAGTGGATAACATCCAGGAATTAGAAGTGGGAAATTATATTGTGGTTAGTATGTCTTCCACCACTGCAAAATTATATGATGGAGATAAATTAAAAATCCTTGCGATTGATAAAACATTATCCAAGATAACGTTAGATAAACCAATTCCAAAAAATTGTCTTGCATCAATTCCATTATGGGGATTGGGTAAGGATGATATATCCCCGCAAGATATTTTCCGACTGCAGAAAGGAACAGCAGAAGACCGGGCACTTATTGCAAAATATTGTATTCAAGATTGTGCTTTACTTATCCGTCTGTTACGTAAATTGGAAGTAATTAGTAATAATTTTGGTATGTCTAATGTGTGTTGGGTGCAATTTTCATATATTTTCTTACGTGGTCAAGGCATTAAGGCATTTAGTTTAATTACTAATGAATGTGCTAAGGAAAACTTTTTATTGCCGGTGCTAGATAAGATAGAACCGGAAGAGGTAGAAGTGGATGATGCAATTCGGCGGGCTCATATTCAAATAGCCCAGCAGGTAGAACAGGAAGATGATGGGGAAGATTTGGTGGAGGAAGCGGAAGCCGCCACATCAACAGATATACAAATAAATGCAGATAATACTATTCTAGAAGATGATGATGATTTGGATGAAGATGAAAATCCAATTCCAGTCGAACCAGAAGAGCCTCATCCTTCCACGATGCGATTCCAATTACAAAAGAATTTTAATCAGATTATAATGAATGATGAAAGTTATGAGGGTGCATTAGTATTAAAACCTGTAACTGATATCTATACAGAAGACCCAATAACAGTCCTCGATTTTAGTTCGCTATATCCAAGTGAAATGATCACTAGTGATTTATCACACGACCGAATTTGCGAAGACCCCTATTGGTTGGGGGAAACTGGTGCCAAACATTTAGCACAATTAGGGCTTTCTTATTTAGACCGTTCCTATGATAATTTCGAATGGATTGACCCTAAGAAAAAATCTAAAGGCAAACGTAAATGTGGGGTGACCACCGTTCGATTTGTTCAATATCCCGATGGAAAGAAAGGATTGATTCCACGTATTTTAATGGGGTTATTAGCTTCCCGTAAGGCAACCAAGAAAAAGATGGAAGCCGAATCTGACCCATACAAAAAAGCAATTTATGATGGATTGCAATTAGCTTATAAGGTGACGGCAAACTCTGTCTATGGACAAATTGGTGCCCGCACTAGTAAAATGTATAAACCGCAGATAGCTTCATGTACAACATGTGGAGGTCGCGAAAGAATTTTACACGCAAAAGCATTTTTTGAGAAAACGTATGCAAATACTAAAATTGCGTATGGGGATACAGATAGCTTAATGATACAATTTGAGCTTAAAAATCCTGATGGTTCAAAACCAAAAACAGATTTTGACAAAATAAAATTAGCGATTGAAAGGGGACAAGATGCCGAAAAAGAATTAAAAAAAATATTACCAGGAGTTCATTGTATGGCATATGAAAAAGTGTTATTTCCATTTATCTTAATTTCTAAAAAACGATATTTTGCTCTAAAGTATGAAGATGACCCAACCAAATATAAACAAATTTCTATGGGATTAGTTTTAAAACGCCGAGATAATGCACCTATTTTGAAACATTGTTATGTTGGTGTTCTAGATTCATTGGTAAAAGAAAAAAGTATTCCTAATGCAATTAAATATGTTAAAGATGAATGTAAAAAGATGATTGATGGTAAATTTGATATGAATATGTTTGTTATATCTAAAACTCTAAGTTCCTATTATGCATCACCTGAATCAATAGCACATAAAGTATTAGCAGATAGAATGGCTGAGCGCGACCCAGGCAATAAACCACAGTCAAATGAGCGTATTCCATACGTATTAATTAAGATTAAGGAAGAACCTGGAGTAGATTATTTACAAGGCGACCGTATAGAGCATATAAACTATGTAAGACAACATAAATTACGACCTGACTATGAAAAATATATTCTTAATCAGATTATGAAGCCAGTTTCTCAATTATTTGAACTAGTGATAGAAAAACTACCTAACTTTCCTTATGGAAAAGGATATTATGAAGAAATGTATAATATATGGTATAATAAGTATGATGGAGATGAATTAAAAGCAGAGAAAAAAATAAAGCAGTTAAAAGCACAAATGGTTCAGAAATTATTATTTGACCCGCTAATACAATATGCAAGGTTAAAGAGTTCTAATAGTAAGAAAATTGATGAGTGGTTTAAACCTATAGAGGAAGATAATAATATAGGTATCCAGACTGAAATAGAAAAAAAAGAAAAAACAGAAACGAAAGAAACAAAAGAAACAAAAGAAAAAACAAAGCACGAAGTTAAGATTAAGAAAAGTAAGCAATTAAGTTTAGACAGCTTTTTTGGATAAAATAACAAATCTTAATACAAAATTGATTTATTATAATATATTTTTTTTTAATTATAATATAAACAATAATTAATATAAACTAATATTATAAATATAAACTAATATTATAAATAATAATATAATGCCAAATAAACCTATACCATTTGAAAGGTCATTTGCTAGTCATGAAAAATCTTATTTATGGAGTCATAAAAATATATTAAAATCAACAGAAGTATATAAAACAACACCTAATAAATATTTATTTGAATGTAATATATGTAATCATGAATTTACAACAAGAGTTGGAATAATAGCAAACTCTAAAGGATCAGGATGCCCTTATTGTAATAATGCTTTATTATGTGATGATAATAATTGTAAATTATGTTTTGATAAATCCTTTGCTAGCCATAAAAAATCAAAATATTTGAGTTGGAAAAATAATATAGTCCCGAGAAAAGTATTTAGGAATTCTTCAAAAAAATTTATATTTATTTGTGATTGTTTTCATTATTTTGAAACAACATTATGTTCTATTACAACACATAAAGGCTGGTGCCCATATTGTGCGGGACAAAAGCTTTGTGGTAATTGTGATATTTGTAATAAAAAATCATTTGCGGGACACGAAAAAGCAGCATTTTGGAGTATAGAAAATAAAATTAATCCTAATACTATTTTTAAAAGTTCAAAACAAAAATATTTATTTAATTGTAAATGTGGTCATTTAATATTTAAATCACCATATGATATATTTAGAGATATTTGGTGTTCCTATTGTACAAATCAGTTATTATGTGGTAATTGCGAGCAATGTAATACAAAATCTTTTATTAATCATGAAAAAGCACAGTATCTAAGAGATAAAGATACATTAGAAATTAATAAAATATTTAAAGGTTCTGATAAAAAGTTATGGTTTATTTGTAATGTTTGTAACCATAATTTTGAAAGTAGTGTGGGTGAAGTTGTACGCGGTGCATGGTGTCCATATTGTGCTAATTTAAAATTATGTAATATTGATAGTGAATGTAATATATGTTTTGAAAAAACTTTTGCAAAACATGAAAAATCTAAGTATTGGAGTGATAAAAATGTATTAAAACCAAAACAAGTTTTAAAATTTACACATAAATTATATATATTTAATTGTAATAAGGGTCACGAATTTAGTCAAAGCTGCGCTAGTGTATGTCGTGGTAAGTGGTGTCCTTTTTGTGTTAATAAGACAGAAACAAAATTATATGAGGCTTTGACTAAATATTATCCATCATTAATAAAACAATATAGAGTTAAATGGTGTAAAAATAATAAAACTAATAGATGTTATCCATTTGATTTTATTATTCCAGAATTAAATATTATAATAGAATTAGATGGAAGACAACATTTTATAAAAGTTCATAAATGGGGAAATCCAGAAGATATACAAAAAACAGATAAATATAAAATGAAAATCGCAAATGAAAATAATATATCCGTAATTAGAATACTTCAAGAGGATGTATTTTATAATACATATAACTGGATTGAGGAATTGCTTGGGAAGATTACTAAAATTAAAATAGATAATACAATCCAAAATATATTTATGTGTAAAAACAATGAATACGATATTTATGTAAAATAATGTTATTTATATTTTTATTTATAACTTCAAAAAAAATATTTTCTAGATTAATCTAGAATACAGTAGATTTATAAAAATATTTATTATATCATATATGATATATGATATTATTTTTTAAAATCATATCCATCATAGAATAAATAAACTCGTTCTACTAACTCAGTATTTTCATCATTTTCTATTCTTTTTATTTGTTTTTCAATTTCCTTTTTAAGTATTTCTAATCTTTTTTCCATATTAAGATTTTTAGAAATATTACATTCATTTTTAAAACCATCAGGATTAAATCGGATGTAAATCCATTTACCACTAAAAGCCATATATAAATCATCATATCTGGTTTCTTCATCCATTTCGTTATATCTTTTGTGTTGGTTTTCATCTGTTTCAATCGCTAATAAAGTATTTCCAATTAACTTTCGATGGTCTATCCTTCTTCTAACTGTGCAATCACAGTGTCCTGTCCATAATGCAGAATCGTGAGTAAAACCTTCAAAATTGTTATTAATAAAATCCCTAACTGCAAGTTCTTTTGTTTTCTTTCTCATTAATTGTACTCTAGGGTCATTAGGAAATTTGTGGGTAAAACAACTACTACAATAGCCATCATATTTTTCATTAGAGTATTGACCTAAAGGGCATTTACCATCGATTCCGATACATTGAGTACCATTAACGTTAATCATAATATTACTTTTACAGGATACGCAAAATTCTGCTTTGTCTATCCCTTCTATATTATAAGATGCCCTTACTGTTTTACACACAATACACATCTTATTACGATTTCTTACGTCTATCATATCAGGTGTTTTACATTCAATACAACATACATATTTCAAATCGCTTTCCGAACCAAAATTAGCTTGACTTTTACCGCATCGGCATTTCTTATCAATCACATTAACCATATCACCTATCTTACAGGCATTGCAATACTTTGCTTTAGTTTCACCTGGATTATTAAATGTGGCTCTTGCTTTTCCACACATACACATCTTATTTTTATTAGCCAAGTCTACCATTCCTTCCTCAATACAGCTTTTACAACATAACGGTGTTTTAGTACCCAGAATTCCATATATTGGTATGGCTTTACCACACTTACATTTTTTATCATTAACATTTACCATATCAGTGGTTTTACAGTCCTTACAACAAATAGCGGGTTTAACACCTGGCATATTATAGGTAGGTGATTTTTTACCACATTGACATTTACGATTAACTAAATTAGTCATTTCATCAGTCTTACATTCAGAACAACATTTAGCAATATTTTCACCAGGTATTCCATATGATGGATGCACTGCTCTAGCGCACTGACATTTTTTATTACGTTTTATGCTTGCTTTAGTTTTATCTGGCTTTGCTCTTTTAGGTTTTATTACAACATTATCCACATTATCTATCTTGCTTTGTGAATTAGTCATCTTACTAAGACAAATTATTATTACTACTTACTATAATTATTATTATTTATATTTTTAAATTAAATGTAATATTTTTTTCAATTTTGTGATAAATAGTTCATAAAATACCATATTATATTCTAGAGCCAATAAATATATTCAGAATCATAAAAATTGATTACATATTTATATATATAAAAACATACCAAAATATAATAAAAAATGGTTGCAATAACTAATCCAAAAATAACCAGTCTCCAGGATAATGAAATTTTCGTGTTTGGTTCTAATGAAGCAGGAAGGCATGGTAAAGGAGCAGCTAAATTAGCATTACAATGGGGTGCTATTTATTATAATCCAGAAGGATTACAAGGCAATACATATGCTTTGCCAACGATGGATAAATATATCAATAAATTACCAGTTCCTAAAATAGCTGAATATGTAAGTAATTTAATGGATACAATTAAACAATGTCCTGAAAAACATTTTTTAATAACAGAAATAGGATGTGGTTTGGCAGGATATAAACATATTGATATAGCACCTTTATTTAAGGACTTTCTAGAGTTACCAAATATATCATTACCTCAAAAATTTATTGATATTTTAATATCTAAATAATGTTGTCTATTTGTCTATTTTTTTTATTTTTAAATTATATTCTAGGATACAAAATTTATTATCCTTCTAGAATAAAAAGTTTAAAAACATATAATAAAATATGTATATATCACAAATAAGTACCATATCTAAGTATGAATAATAAAATTGAAACAAAAATTACATTCAATGATTTGATTAATAATACTTTAGAATCAAATAAAGCTATAACAATGGAAGATAATCTAGATGCAAACCAAATAATTACATCATCTATCAAAAAAGAAAAATCTAAGGTAAATATTACAAAAAAAGGTAAAACAAAACAAAAAACTCAACCATTAACTCAAATAGAAAAACCAGAATCAGATACACTAGAAAAAGAAAATCCTCAAACAGTGCATTCTTTCTCCGATACATCAACAAACCAAAAAAGCCAAGTAAATTTAAATTTTCTGGAAATAAAAAATTGTGATGGATTAGAATATTTAAAATCCATTGAACCAAACACAGTAGATTTAATACTTACAGACCCGCCATATATTATTTCTAGAGATTCAGGAATGAATACCCATTATGATAAAGTTAAAGAAAATGAATCTAATGGTATAAAATATATTAAAACAGAATCTGAATGGGAACAATATAAAACGGATCATTCAGATATTACAAATGATGATAAAAAAGAGAATTATATGAAATATGGGACTATATATGGTAAAAAATATTGTGTGAAAACGCAATATGGTTGTTGGGATGATGAATTTACGATGGATATACTAGAAAATTTTATTAGTGAATATTATAAAAAGTTAAAAAAAGGTGGAACATTGATTATTTGGTTTGATTTATGGAAAATAACAGAATTAAAGAATTTATTGGAAAAATATAAATTCAAACAATTAAGATTTATAGAATGGATTAAAACAAATCCACAACCATTAAACTCTAGCACTAATTATCTTACAAATTGCAGGGAGATTGCATTAGTTGCAGTAAAAGATGGAAAACCAGTATTTAATAGTAAATATGATAATGGTATATATAAATATCCGTTGCAAGGTGGTTTACATCGTTTTCATCCTACTCAAAAAAGTTTAGCATTGTTTGAAGATTTAATAAAAAAACATACAAATGAAAATGCGATTGTTTTAGATACTTTTCTGGGAGGAGGAACTACAGCAATAGCGTGCAAAACTACGCAACGTAATTTTAAAGGGTGTGAAATTTCAAAGGAATATTATGATAAAGTCCAAACTATTTTAGCCACTATGCAAAAATAAAAACAATGCAAAACAAATAAAGCAAATAACCAGATAAAATATGCTAATTTCTAATATCTTATTTTGTAGTGCTTTTCTTAATAATGTATTTTTTTTTCTCTTTGTTATTAATTGTTTTATTATCAACAACTACATTCACATTCTCTTGAGCAATACCAATCATTAGTGTATCAAGTCGTTCTTGTAATTTAGTTATAATTGCTTGCTGTGTGGCAAATTGTTCCGCAAGTTGTTCTAAATGTTTTTTCTGTATATGGGTATGAAATGCTATAGGGTCATACCAATATGTGCCTTTCATTGCATTTGAATTAGATTGGTCTAATGTTTCAGTACCTTCAATAAAATCAATTCCATAGGGTTTAAGACAAGGTATATTAGTTGCACCATATCTTTTCATTGATTCTTTAGTTTTTTTATCAATTTGTCTTTTTTGGCAATTGCAGTGTCTACATAATGATTGAAAATCATCAAGTGTTTGGGTTTCTAAATTTAATACCCGCGGATCATTATAAAGTCCATTTTTGTGGTCGCATTGTAATTCTGAATTACTTCCACAATTGGCACAAGATATATTTTTATAGTGTTCTAGAATATCTTTTCTAATTGCTCTGGAACCAACATCCGCTGTTATTAATCCAAATATTTTAAAATATTTTAATGAATTACCTTTAGTAAAAGTACAATTATCTTTGAAATATTTTTCTACAGTTTTTCTTTCATCGTCATTAGCATTCCACATAATATTTACTTTGCCATTAGACTTAGCAGTTGCAAATTTAAAATTATAGGGTTCTTTTGTAAATGAAGATTGTCTGCACCAATCACCACCATTAGTACACACTAATGAAATAAAATCTCCTACAAATTCTGAACGATTAACCAATCTAGATACATTAGTATTTTCATCATATTGTGATAATAATTTAAATAAATCCAATTTAGTTTTAGCGGTTTTGGTAATTTTAGTATGCGACATTACAAATTATAACTTACTTGTAATTTATAGTTTATTTATAGTTTATTTATAGTTTATTTATAGTTTATTTATAGTTTATTTATAGTTTATTTATAGTTTATTTTCAATTTTTTATAACACTAAAAAAAACACATCTGCTAAAATACTATGTTCTAGAATAAAACAGTTTTTATCCTATAACACTAATTAGTTTCGATTTAATAAATCTATTTAGATATAAGTCAATTT